TGGAAACAATCTTTTATGGCTTGCCACAGTGTGCCGCCCACTTCTACAAGTGCTTTAAATGCGGCTCCTATAAGTTCTCCTGCCAAGTTGGCAATTTCTGCCCAATTAAATCCGGATAAGAAGTCTTTTATGAAATTTATAATGTTGGTCGGCAGTTGTGCCCAGTCTACTGCTTGAATTGCACCAGAAAGTGTTTCAAATATTACAATCGGAATATTGCCTAAAAATTCACCTGCGGCACTTGCATCAAATTCAATGAAAAATCCTGCTACTGCATCAATAACAGCCTTACCTAACGCTCTCCAGTCTGTCGCCATTATAAATCCGTTCAATGCATGGAAGATACCGTTGATTGTGCCGGCTAAACTTGCCCCGCCTTCTGCCCAATTAACTTCTTGTAATACTCTTGATATTGCGGTTCCTATTCGTATACCGAATTCTGAAAAATCAAAAGTCGTAACAAATGTGTACCACATATCAAATACAGTATTTATACCGTCAACTAATGTGGATGCGAGTAGGTTCCAATCAATACCTGTAAATGCATTGTTCAAACTGTTGGCGACATTCGACACCATTGTAGTCCAATCAACAGAGTTAATAAGATTATATGCAAATGTTAATGCTCCGTTAATCGCATTGTCTATGGTCGTAACTAATAAATTCCAGTCAAAATCTTTTACAGCAGTGTTTATACCTTCGCCGATTGCTTTTGCAAAACTGTCAAAATGAAAGTTTTGCAAGAAGGTATTAGCAAAAATTAACGCCGTATTTAGTGCTTCTGCAATAGTGTGCCCTATAGAGGCGAATAATCCAGGAGTTTCTATAAAGCCGTTTAAGAATGTCGCCAAACTTCTTGCGATTCTCCAAGCTGTTTCTTTTATATAATCCCACGGAATACTGTCTAATGCGGCTTTAAGTTTTTCTCCGATAATTCTTCCTATATCATAAAAATCGGCGTTTAACCACGCTTCTTTAAACTTTTCAACAAATGCGTTTATAGATTCTTCTATTGGAGATTCAGTAAAAGAAAAATCGTCTTGAAGTGCATCTAATGTATCATCTAGTCCCGCCGTTGGGTCCGTAGTTGTGTCTGTATCTTTATCTTTGTCCTCGTGAAGTATTTCTACATCATCAAATCCGAGTAGTTGCTTTTTAAGTTCTTCCTCTTCTTTAGCTTGTTGTTTCGCCGCTTTAGCCGCCGCCTTAGCCGCTTTAGCCGCCGCTTGATTCTTTTTCTTTGTTGCGTCTAATGATGCCGCATAATCTTTTTGTACATAATTCGCACGAACAAACTCTTTACCAGTAATTGCCGCAATGAATTGGCCTACTTTTACGGTCGCTTCACTAAATAAATTGATTAATCGAACAAGTGCTGGTTCTACAGCTTCTATAATAGGTGCAAATGCTCCTGCTACTGTGTTTTTTAATAAATTAACTGAGGAGATTATATTAGATACTGAACGATTGAACGGTTCATGTACTTGTGCCAGATTCTCAAAGCCAGAAATTAGTGCCCGTCTTAATTTATTAATAAGAGCAAATATAGAACGTACACCAAGACCGTATCGAATAAAGGACTTAAAGCCCTTCTCAAATCCGCTACTTGACGAGCCAGCATGTTTTCCTACATTAGCTATAGCAGAACCTAATTTTTTTAAGCCGTTTAAAATAGCGCCACCTGCAAGTTTTAACACGTTGCTATAAAGTTTGGTAACATGCGGCAAAGCCTTTCTTGCACCATCTCCAATTCCTAAAATGAAAGAACCAACTTTTTTGATGCCTCCCCAACCAGCTCCTGCTAATTTAGCAACACCGGATGCGACGGCTGTTAAACCAGTTCCTGCCATAGACAATATAGGAATACTACTAGACCAACCTTTAAAATATGTTATTACTGCGGATGCTCCTGTATTAATCGCACTATCAATGCCTGTTACAGCAGATTTTACAGAATTAAATGCTGTACCTATCGCCCCCTTTAAACGGTCGAAAACTCCTATCGTAGGTTCTACATCCGGAGTAACTTTTAACTCGCCCATAGCCACTGCTTTATCGCGGCAAATAGTAAGTTGGTTATTAACCATATTAAGTTGTGCAATAAGTTTCTGATACGGTTCGGTATCTACCATAGGCGTAAATGCCTGACCCCTACTCTCCAGCTTATCTTTTTTGGCTTGTACTTTTGTCATTTGATTGCTGAGTTTAATTAGGTCATATTCCATAGATTTAAACGCTTTGCTATCAGTTTTGCCGCCTAATGCTTTAAACTTAGACATACGTTCAATTAATGCAGTTGACGCTTGTTTAATTTTATCAATTTCAGCGGTTAATTTTGCATATTCTGGCGTTGCGACCTTAGGAGTTTTTTCAAGTTCTTCAAGTTTTTGTTGTATGGATGTACTTCTTTGCGATAATCTATCCATTGTTGCCAACAAATTCATGAAAGATTTTGACAATTCACCTGAATCACCAGCTATATCAAATATTTCTCTAACATCTTGTTGTAGACTATTGGCGGTACTTTTTACGGCACCGGTATCTAAATCAACAGATAATACAATATCAGCCATGTTTTATACACCACTATTCCAAAGTTCTGTAACAAGTCTATCCGCTTCTCGCTGTTCAACTGAACTATGATTCCAGTCAAAGTATTGCGGATTTCTTTGCTTATATTTTCGCTCCGATTTATCGAGCCGTTCCTGCCTAACTATTTTATCTCTTATATGAATAATAGTTGTTAGCGCAGATTCACCTATCGCCGCATAATAACCCATAAATGTCCACCAATGTAAATACTTTTCTGCACGAATTTCTTTATTGGCAACTTTATTTATTGCGGAACATATAAGCTGAGAATCTTTCTCCCAATCAATCAATTTATAATTGACGGAGTTATTTTCAGACGGCTCTTGACCGCAGTTAAAGAAATTATACATTCCTGTAACTGCTTCTTCCAAATATTTAAACGAATAAACGTCCTGAATACTATTAAAATCCTCATAAAAAATGATGAGGGCCGCCAGCAATCTCTCTTTGGAATCTAGCGTATCATCTTCTAACGCTAAGAAACAATCCAAAATTACTCGGTAGTCCCCATCATTTCTTATTGCGTATTCCTCACCATTTATTCGTACGGTTGTAGGAATTTCATACATATTATTTTGTATACTTCGCTGTGTGCTTGCTTACGTTAGCAGTCACTTTATTCATTTCGGTTGATATGTCAGTTTCATATAACGGTGCGAGTGTGTCAATGATGTGTTCAAATCTGAGTTTACCATTAACTGGGTCAAACATAGAACCGTACGGCGCACATAATTCTGATACATTAGAATCGAAAATGTAATCAAGTAACGACCGCATTTTTGTATCTGCATCCTGTAACGCTTCTGAAAGTTTACTTGTTGCTTCATCTTCCATAAAATCATAATTTTCATCTTCGATAACCGCATCTGGTAAATCTTTAAATGCGTTCTGTGCAATATCTTTAAGTTGCGGATATGCACTTCTTAATCTAGTAATAAGATTAAGGTCTGATGTATTTAACTCTAGGACTCTATTATCGTCACCATCAATTCTGAATCTTTTCCGACTAGATAATCTTAAATCTAACTCGCCGTCATATTTACGCTTGCTTGCCATTGTAACTACCTCTTCTTTCGTGTTAAATTATTACTGCTCAGTGAATGTGAAATCATCTGCCAGTTTATCAACTGTACCAAGTGTAATCTTGTTGCTGAAATATACAGAAATCGGCATATTAACTGTAGAATCTCCACCAATGCTGTTGTAAGTAATTGTACAGTCAACATGTTTTTCAGCTTCATAGGAACCACTTGTGCCAACAAATGCCGTAATGATATATACGGTAAACTGATTCAGTTCAGACAGAGCATTTCTCCGTCTAATGTCATTAAGTTTAGCACCAAGTTTTGAACCGCCAAGAATTGTGTACGGGTCGAAATCCTGTTGCGGCTGTGTTCTGTTCATATCAGTATAGTTATTACCGAGAATGTCAGTAGTTGTCTCAATGTCCGGATTATAATCAATGCTAGAATCTTCTGTACGCCTACCAAGAAGTTCACGCACCTGTGTACTGCCTTCTGTCCACTCTGCTACGGTAATAAGTAATTTTCGCTCGGCTCTCTGGCCATCGGCAAGGTTAAACGGTGAAATTGCCATAATAAATTACCTCCAAATTTGTTTGCTTATGTCTAAGTATTTTATTTCTACTGTTATGCTATATACTGCAAGTGCCGGTGATGGTTCATCGTCTATGCCATCAAAACTTGGCGTGTCTGTAGTAGTTGACATAGATTCAATAATACAGTCTGTACCAAAATCTGGATAAGTGTGTGCATCGTCTTGTGTACTTATCCAATCAATAATTGCTTGCACATCTGATATATCAAGCATATTTTCATTTGGGTATCCTGACACTTTTACAATAGGTATATCTGCCACAGATTTATGAATAATGAGAGTAAAGGTATATGTTTTCAGAACACTGCCGTCAATATAGTTTCTTTCGGCATATCGTTCTGTTGTTTGGGTTACAATTTGATTTGTATTATCTTCGGCATTAATAAAGTTGAAGTACAGAGGATTTTCTAGTATTACAGGACAGTTTAAAAAATATTCAATTACTGCACTATTTTTATCTACCGTCATGTACTCAATCCTCTTTCTTTACATAATCGTTTTAAATATCTGGTGATTTCTTGGTTAGTTGCTAACTTTATAGGACCTTTAAATGCTTCATCCCAGTGGTCTTGTGTACCTGGTGTAGAATATCGTAACCTTCTGCCTGTAGGATATTTCTTTTTGCCAGGTGGTGAAACCCATCTAACGATTTCGCCGTTCTTTATTACTGGAATATTCGGTCCATATACTTGTCCTTCATATTGATAATGGGCATGCCCAAGATTTCTGCCCCACGTAATGGACTTATGTGTTACTAAGGCTGAACGGCGTAAGCTACCTTCATCGTAAGGAACAAAATTATTGATGGCATCTTTTATCATCGTATTTATTTCTTTTCGTACGGAATTATCATTTAACAGTTTGAGCAATTCCTGTTGTTTATTTGTACGAAAATTACTTACTTGTATGTTTACAGTAAGACTTCTAGCCATTATATTCCTTTCACGTAGTAATGTTCTATACCACGTTCGTCACCAGTATTATCTGTCCATTGCTGAATTTCTAAACAACCTTGTAAATTTTTGTACTTCTTCTTTAAATCTGTTGCACGTTTTCCAGATTGGTATTCATTTATTTCATCATCAACTTTACCCTTTATAATAATATCTTCCGGCGCAAGTGTGAAATAATTTGGCATCTCGTCATTAGGAAGTTGAACCCATTCAAATTTGTTTTTAAATAATTCGTCTTTACGAATTCGACAAATTATATCGTTGGTTTCTAAAACCGTTTTGTCAATGACTATTTTATTGCCAGCATATTTCCAGAAAGTGCCGTTTATTACGTGTCTATACCATCTAACTATATTAGTTTGCGGGTCAACAAATTTATTATAAAGAGTAATTGTAGTATTCCACCACGGCGGATATATATTATTCATCGGGATATATTCCTCTGTATAATAATTTCTTTCCTAGATTATTCGTTACTCCTGCAAGTTGTTTCTCTATAGTTTTATCAACTTCTCGCCGTGTAAGTTCTAGTGCTTCATGTGCATTAACTACATTATAGCTAATAGAAACACCATCATTTGACATTGACGCAATCTGTGAACCACCTGTGTCACCAGACTGCCCAGACGTTGTAATTGGCTGACCCATTAGAGCAAGTTGCCGTTCAAGTAAACGAATTATATGAAATACACACTTTTTTAACCGTTCTGGATACTCGTCTTGTTTCCACAGACGATTAAATGTATACCAATCTATGTACGATTCTGCTTCAAATTCAATATCATTAAAGGCGGTTTCTTCTAATGTACCACCAAATACTTGATATTCTTCATATGTAAGATACATTAAAATTCACCGCCTTCGTAAAAAGTCGTATTAGCCGAGAGAAAGGATACGTGCAATCGGAATGGCTTTCAGATTGATATACTTCTTGTTTGTACCGCCCGTATTAACAAGTTCCCAGTTAGCGCCGTCAGAAAGTTCTTCGTCTGTCGGAGACAGTGTAGCCATGTGAGCTTTCGTGAAAGAAATACCGTACGGAGAGAAGCACTTTCTCTGTCTGTTGTACAGTGTATCTTGGCCACCGTTAGTCTTCGGGTCACGGCTCATTTCTGCCGGAACCTTAGCGCCGCAGTTCGTATACTCAATAGCACCGTCACCGAACAGGAATGTTACATAGACCGGATTACCATTACCAGTCTTCTCATAATAAGAATTAATAGAAGAATCCTGCGGATTAACAACTGCTGTATATGTGTAATGACCAGATGTGCCTGTTCTTGTGTAGTAAGTCTTACCTGCTGTAACTGCTGTGTCCGTTGTCTTAGAGAATGTTGCTGTACTCGGGTCTTCAAGGACCGGCATACTATCATCAACAATAACAAGTCTGCCATTCAGTGTAGCAAGTCCAGTCTCACGCTCCATGCCGTTTGCATCGTTGTACTTGAGGTAAACAAGGACCTTCATGTTCTCAAGATTTGTTGCAACTACGGAGTGCATAATTGCGAGACTAAACTTATTCTTGTGGTCACCACATGCTTTCTGAATAGCTGTATTCAGAGAAGTAGCATCCATGAAACCTGTTCTGCCTTCGCTGTTAGCAACCGTGGTAATATCATGGGTATGCTCGGAAACAAATCTTGCACCTTCTGTATCAGACATACTGAATACGCCAGTAAGAATAGAAACAAGAGTTGCCTGGTCAATTTCATCCCAATACTCAGCAACCTGCTGTGCGACATTCTCCATGAAGTCTACACCGCCGGTAATATCGTAAGAGAAGTCTTTCTCTGTCCATGCCTGTGCACGACCAACAACTACTCTGGAGTGGCTGAATGTCTGTGTATTCTGGGATGTAATGTTTGTTACACCATCATAGTTGAGCGGCGTAGTTCCACTGATAAGACCTTTCAGCGGAGTAGTAATATAGTTACCACCAACCTGGTCAGCCATAGCTCCTGCTAAGTCCTGACGAGAAGTAACTGCTCTGGATTTAAGCAGTTCGTTAAGTTTGAGGTTCGGTACTCTATCAACATACTTCTGGAATACCTCACCATTAAAAATCTTAGAATCAAAATACGGCATAATTTAACCTCCGTTAAAAATCAATAACTGCATTAGGGTCACTATTTTTTAATTGCATCATTTCTGTTAGTGTTAATTTAGCAGGTTCTTTCTTGCCAGAACCACTTACAAATTGCGGTTTCGGCTCAGTTTTTGGAGTAACAAATGCATCTGCATTATCTTTTGTATAAATCTGTACAAAATCTTCTGCGCCGATAATTCTACCATCTTCCATACTAAGATTCTTCGCAAGTAAAGCGTTTGTAAAATCTCTCTTTGCGGCATTACTAGAAAATGTCTTAGTGTTGGCAAATTCTTTTACTGCAAACTCATACGCCTGTTTTGTAAGTTGTTTCTGGTAGTCCTTTGTTTCTTTATCATATCTCTGCTGTAACTCTGCTAAATCAGCGGACGCTTTCTTTAAAGCCTCAACATCACCAGCATCCTTTAGTGTCTGTTGTAGGGTTGCTAAATCGGTGTCTCTTGCGGAAATTGTTGTTGTAAGTTCTGTAATACGTGTATCTTTCCTAGAAATTTCATCATCATATTTCTGTTTAGATACATAATTACCTTCTGTCAAGTCCACAAATTTTGAGTCGCCCATTGCAGTTTGAAACTGCTCCCATGTGAGTGTTCCATCCTGCGCCTTGTCAAAGATTTCCTTTACTGTCATACATAGCTCCTTTTACATTCTTCTTTATGTCTGCAAACTTATATATCCGCCGGGCAGTTTGGCGGTAGAATGTGAATGTTTTTAATTGTTGTCATTCGCAACTGGGCAAATGCTTGAAAGTTGAGTGCAGAACAAATGTTCTAGCACTCAACCATCACGAAAGAAGAACCAATGACAAACAAGCATCAACCCAATATTATTATAAAACATTTATACCACTTTGTAAACACGAATTTTTATATACGTATTTACGTATTTTTAGTATGCAGTATATCCAGATACACCACATCGTTTCATCTTCGTTGGTAATCCACATGCTTCACTAAATGTTTTATAATCGTTTGTAAACTGTATAACTTTCTGCCGTGCAAGTATTTTTCCTGTTTTATTTCCTAATTCTTTCATTGCCATTTGTTCTTCTTTTGCATATCGTATTCTAGTTTCCATTCGTCTTTGTTTTTGTGTACATTGATACAGTGTCATGTGTTTACCATCTGGTGCAGTATAACCTTCTGCGTTATCGTCTATAAACTTTTGTAACTGTTCTGGAGTATATTTGGGTTTGTGATTTGCTATAACTATTGAAGTCGCAACGTGTTTACAGTTCCAGACGCCTATAATTCTATCTACGCCAGAAAATTTTTGACCGTTAATGTCTTCAAAGTCATTACATGTTTGAATTTTATTCCACTCAGCATTTGTAAAAATATGTCCTTGAAACGGTTCATGGTCTGGTGCGGAATTCATGTGTGCGCTTAGTTCTTTTCCATCTGCACCAAAATCTTTTCCAGCTTCGTCATTTATTGCTTGTTTGACTAACTTAATGCCTTCTAATACGTTTCTCCTTACTGCTGTGTCTAATCGTTGTGTATAGCCACTATCCCAAGATATTCGTCTTATGCCGCTATTAAGTAGCTGTTTTATTGCCCAGTTAATAGCGGTGTCAGAACTTACTAATCCTGTTAAGGACGCTTGTATAGCTTCATCAATAATTCTTCTATAGGTATCCTCTATTTTATAAAAATGTGTTCTGAGAGGATTATCTCTATCACGTATAACAAATCCTGTAGCAGATGAATTGGAAATATTTTTGTAAGTGTCTCTGGTTTGATTTGCAATTCCGGATACTATACGTTGCATTTTCTTATTCTTTTCAAACGGTATATAGGATTTGTGTCTATAGTCATAAAACGGTTTTGTGTCTTTATAGGTATCTGCACCGACAGTCTTTATTAGGCTTTTAATATCTCGTTCTTGTAATCCCGATTGTTTAGCAAGTTCTTTATTGATTTCACGTACATCTGCGCCTGTTACTGCTAAAGTTCGTAATTTTTCTACATCTCGTCTGGAAAGTTCTCGCACAGCTTTTAGCCTATCAGCCATTTTAAGGATAACGTACATATTAATAGATTCTTGTCGGTCTACAATGGGTTGTACAAGATTGTCAATGGCGTTATCACTTAACATGATTATTCCTCACTATCTTCCATATCGTTAAATTGCTGATTAGCCTGCAATGCAAGTTCTTTTTCCATAGCTTCGGCTTCTTCTGCATCAATTTGAGCAAGCGCCTCTCTAGCCTGTCTCTCAGTCTCACCAAAGTACCACATTCTAGTTTCAACTCTGGAAGTAAGTCTATTGCTTTGAAGTGTAATACGGTTTGTTAATTCGGCGTCAACGTCAACAAGAATAGAATCATCCCACTCAAAACTTACATCATATTCACCATCAGGTGTAATTTCATACAATGTTGCGTATACATCCATAATATAAATTACATCCCTTAATGTATCTTCAATGGCACTTTGAATATCAGCATTAGTCTGATAACTCCGCTGTTTTAAAATTCTTAATTCTGTTGCAGTTCTTGCCACATCTGCACTGTCAGATAATGTACCCCTACTGATACCACAAACATCTTCTATTCGCATAAGAATAGTATTGAGACCGTCTATATAGTGATTATCACGTAATGAGGGTGCAAACGGTTGATATGTATCTGAACTAGAACCTAAGTCTACTTTTCTAAACAACCTACGTTGTAATTGATTTGGTCTTGTGTGTTCATTACCATTACCGTCTTCGTCAACTCGTAGGGCATCTCGGTCAATATCAATAGCAAGTTCACCGCCTTCATATTCCCAAAGTAATCTGCTATATTGAATATCGGCATCACGAATAAGATTTACGGCTCTACTAAATCCAGATACACCTAACGGACTTGTCGTATCAATCGTATTAGCTTCTGGCATTTTAAAGTATGCAAATAACGGCTGAGTAACATTTTTAATTGTAGCTTTTTCGTCAAGATTTCTCCACTCTGGAACTTCTTGCAGAGAAATTTCTTCACCTAAATCCGTGTTATTCAAATCTGTATTTGCACGTAGATTATTGGATTTGTACGCTTTATTGATAACTGTTACTACATTATTTTCCCATTTATGATACTCTAATTTGCGGTAAACTACATTCTTTTCTACTTTAGATTGTACAAAAGCCGCCTCTGTTATTTTACCAGAAGCATCAAAAGTTAAAGGATAAAATGCGTCTGCTTGTACAAAATCGAATTCTATTTCTAGACTTGGCGTTAAATCGGAATCAATGCCGTCAACTGTTGTGGTTTGATTAGCGACAACATACGGTTTTATTACTAAGCCGCCTTTTGCAATACCGTATTCTATCTGTTTTCGTATCTGCTTCTTTAGTTTTTTATACTGACTTTCAAGATATTCAGCCCTAGAAGAATCTCCAGTGGGTCTATCTTCCATAATTTTTTGCGGCGGCATCATAGAAGGAATTGCAACTGACCTGCCATCTGGTGTGCGTATATACTTTGTTTCTCCAGGATAATCGGGATTATCAATTTCAACTTGTTCTGTAGGAACAGTAATTTCAGATTCAAGTTCCAATAAAGCTGTTCTGGCTTTTTCGCTTGCGATTAGTGCAGGAAGTCCTAAAGATACAATATTTGTCGGGTCGCTATCATCAGGTTCATGTAGCCACGGCGCTTCATCTGCATACATAACAGACCACATCTGTATTGCTTTCTCCATTTTCGGAGAAATTGCATAAGATACGTTTAATTCTCTTTGGATTGTTTTACTTCCAATCATGCTCGTAATTAACTCCCTTAGTTTTGATACTATGCTATTCCAAATTGACATAGTTTATTTACCTCTATAATTTTTCCTACTGTATCCGAGTGCTTTTGCTCGTCTCCATGCTTCCTCAAAAGAAGTAGCTGTAACAACAAGAGTGCCTCTTGACGGTGAGTAGAACGTGTACTCGTTGGATTTAGAACCTTTAAATTCTCGTTTTGTTCCTGCAGTTTCACGTTTCATTGTACGTTTTGTTCCAGCATTTTTATCGCTAAATTCACTTGTCATTGCACCCCGTTTACCGCCGTATGTTTTCTTTTTATTTACACTGTCCCAGTTGTATAAATAATTGCTCATTATATTGCCACCTTAGAATTTATTAATTTTTTGAATACTATGTTACCTCTTAACTCATTCGACAAATCTTTACCATATAGCAAAATAGTTTCTGGCTCAAGTTTATTCATAATATAGTCCCAATTATGCTTCAACGCCTTAAAATTTGCCCATCTTCCTTCTCCCATAGTCGATATTGCTATTGTACTGTATTTCGGCACACCGTCAAGACACCACTCTAAATCTTCATCGTTTCCCCATGTAATAGTCGGAATTACTTTCATTCCATGTTTTTGCCAATATCTGCCACACCACATTTTTCTATAAATATTGAAAATTTTTATAGCTTTTGGTGTATCAGCATAGGGAGAAAAATCTGGAGAAAGTACAAATGCAAATTTGGATAAACATTCTGTGTATCTATCCGGATATTTCCACACTCGTTCAAATTGATAATCGTGCAAAAAGAAATGTACACCAATATTTTCCGGATGTTTTTCTTTCAATGCATAATTAAATCCTTGTAACGGTATATTTTCTAAATCATCAATGTATACTGGGTCAAGTTTAGGCATATCATATTCGCCTTCACCGTCAAAATGGGCATATACAAGATTGTGAATATTCTGCTCTAAAATTCTTGTTTGTTGTTTTCCTCTATCGTAATGCATCTATACAATCTCCTATTATTTCTTCTTTTTGCTTACAACTGTTTTCTTACCTCTTTCCCAAACTTTCGGTTTAGTCACTGGCTTGTTTATTTTTGTTCCTGTTGATTTCTTTGTGGAAGACTTTTTACTGGTCGATTTCTTTCGTTTTGGCTTAAATAATTTTGAGACCTC